GTTGAAAGCATTTGATGTTGATGATAGTGAATGGGAAGTGGATTGGTACGATATTGGTACTTACGAACAGACAGGGTTTGACAATGACAGAAAACCCGTTACTACTACCATGTATCGCTGTAAAGCGAAGCTAAAGCGAATAGACCCATTTAAGAGTTTGAAAAGCACAAGAGAATCTTTGATGGAAGATTTATCATACCTTACAAAGTATACACCAAAGCATAAAAAAATTATCAAAGGGCAGGACACTACGCCGCATTTATTGGAGATAGGCGCGTATGATTTGCATTTAGGAAAGATAGGTATAATAGGAGATGAGTATAGTATGGATATTGCAGAAGAAAGATTAATGAAAGCAATAGAGCATTTATTAATTAGAGCTTCATCTTTTACAATAGACAAAATATTATTTGTAGTGGGAAATGATTTGTTAAACACTGATGGCGATAAACCAATACCAAGAACAACTAAAGGGACACCTCAATTTAATAGTGACCATCATATAGAAATGTATAAGAAGGCTAGAAGATTGATGATAATGGCTATAAATGAATTAGCAGAGATATGTTCTGTTCATGTGGTAATTATGCCTGGTAATCACGATGAAGAATGTATAATGTACCTAGGAGACGCATTAGAGCTATACTACGAGAATAATGATAACGTTCTAGTAGATAACACTAGACCGCTAATGAAAGGCTTTAAATACGGTAAAAACCTTATTGCCTTTGACCATGGACATAAGATGAAAGCAGACAAAGCTGTACAAATATTGCCACAAAGATTTAAAGAAATGTGGAGTGATGTAGATTATGTAGAATTACATAGAGGACATTTACATGGAGTGCACCACAATAAGATAGGCGCAACAACTGAGCTAAGTGGTATTACAGTTCGTAATCTTGGAAGTATGTGTGCTACTGACCAATGGCATGACGACAAAGGATATGTAGGAAATGTAAAAAGAGCACATGGTTTTGTATGGAGTAAGAACAACGGCCTACAAGCAGAATTTTATTACAACGTTCCAATAGAATAAAAAAAAGGGAGGCATTACGCCCCCCCTTTCATCATGAATAAACAAAGAATAGTTTATAGAGATATCAGCTCTTTCAACTTTTGAAATTGTTTTAATTGCTTAGACAATTCCTTATTCTTAAATTTTAAAGATGCTACTTCTTGTTTTAATGCAAGTATAATAGCATTACTTTTTACCCCCTGTACTTGAGGCTCATGACCTAAATCTTTTGCAAAGATACTTAATTCATTATATATATCTCTATAATAATTTAAAGTCATCATTCTATTATGCTCTCTTTCATAGAACTGTATAGTTGAATGGTCTCTACCTAATATCTCTCCAGTTTCTACTTGTGTTATTCCAAATGCTATTCTTAATACAACACCTACACAAGCTCTTACTTCTCTAACTTTACCTTTTCTAGAAGTGCTTAATAATTCTGTTTTATTGACATTACCTATTTTACAAGCAAGGTCTATAAGTTTCTTGACACTTTCGTTGTCTGTTTTTACTTTATACATCATAATAATTTTAAATGTTTTTCTTTTACTTTTTGATTAAACTCTTTGTTTCTTTCTGCCTTATCATGACAGCTTCTACAAAGAGCAGCTAAGTTTTCTATGTAGTCTTTGTTCTTGGAGCCTCCGATACCACGTCTTTCAATGTGATGAATATCAACAGCTCTAGCATTACATACCGTGCATCCTATGAAATCATCTATCCCATAGTTAAAGTATTTCATGTAAACTTTAGTGTGTTTTTTCACCTTCTTTCGTAGTCACCAGATTCTACTAGATGTCCCTCTTTAGCATTGTTAAAATATAACCACGCTTTATATCTTTTCTTACCACCAATCACAGTTATTTTTTTTCTTTCATACCAACCAGGGTGACCTTCTAATAAATCTATCATACGAAGTGTATGACTTGATACCTTATATAACTCTCCAAATATACTTGACACCTCTTCATCATCACTGACAAAAGGTATTCCATTTGCATACATGGCATACTTTTTTTTAGTAAGACCTGCGTCTACAAATTCAGAGTTTTTTAAAAGGACATGATTACCATGCCCCTTTCTTAATGTTCCGTAAACAAAAACTAATTCCATATTATATACAGTCGCTTAAAATTTTAATTAATAATACATTGATAGTTGCTAATGTTAAAAATATTAATACAGCAACTAAATCTACTGGGTTTATATTTCGCATATCTCTCCTGAATTATAATCAATCTCTGACATAGACAAATCTCTTAAGCCCATATCTGTTCCTGATATCATTATACTTTTGTAATACTTTAGTGCATTCATATAAAGCTCTCTACCATCATTAATAGTTTCTTTACTTAATTTAAATGTACATATACAATGCGGCTTATCTTTCTCAATAGCGATAATATAATAATCATCGTACCCCAAAGCATCAAGATAATAAGCCGCTTGCATATGGTAACACGAATTAAGCATAATATCTATATAATTTTCTGGATGAGCATTTCTAGTTGTTTTTAAATCAACTATATACTTCTTTGATGTATTAACTGCATCAAGTTTACCTTTACACAACATGTCTACATCTTCATTTTTCCATGTATATATTTTTTCTATTTCATTACATCCTCTTAATAAATCTATATTTTTGTGATGTACTAACTCTTCATACATACCCATCATAGTTTCATAATTCTTTGTAGTAATAGGCTCCCTACCCTTTAACGATTCATTAAACTTTGCTAATGTTGTTTTACCTAAAGTAGTTCTTTTGTCTACGTCTGGTTCTTTAACATAGTTTGTTGTAAACTTATCTAAACCTTCCAATGCTAACATATGAAATGCTGTTCCAAATTTCATTGCTTGTGTTGGGTTGGTTGGGTTTTCCATTTTATAAGCATAATGTTTAGGACATTTATCTATAAATGATTTCAACATAGAATTAGATAAGTACATATAATCTTCATAGTATGTATTGTCTGTTAACTCTAGGTCTGTAATTAATTTTATCTTTGGTCTTTTCATATCAATTTATATAATGCTATGATGGTGTTGTTACCCCATCTGTTTTTTACTGTTAAGTCTTCACTAATTATATTGTATCCATCTTTTCTTAATTCATATATGGTTGCTGATAATCTAGTGTTACCTAAATCTCTAATTGCGTCTAGACTAGTTATATGTTTAAACTCTTTAAGGTAGTCTAATAGTCTAGTATAATGAGTATTATTTCTTCTCTTTGTCATTTGTATTCGATTTTATGGTGATTAATACACCTGGTTTAACTTTATTGTATTCATATGGTTCTAGAACAGGTAATAAAAAGTCTGCATTATCATCCTCTATCCAATGATACTTAACCATAAGGTCTTGTACAGTTTGTAAAGGATTAACGTAGTCAAACTTTCGTTTACTGTTTCTAATAAATTTAAATGAAATTGTATACGGAGCATTATGTTTTTTTAACTCCTTTAAGAATTCTTTTCTTATTCTTAAGTAATCTTCTTTAGTTTCTTTTATATATCTCATAGTTGTTTTACTGTGTATGAGATACTTACCTGTCCATCTCTTTCCATTTTTACTGGAAGGAACATTACCAAGTATAAAAAAACTATTCATATTCAACTTCATTAGGGTCAGGAATATAAAGACCTAACGTGGTAGACGCAAACGATTTACATTCTTCAATGTACGCTTGCATCTCCGCATTAGTAAGTTTTGTGGTAGATTTAGTACCGTGTATCCATATACCTTTTATTTGGTATTTAGTTCTTAAGAACATAGACTTCAAAACTTCGTGCATTTCATCTTTATTATAACCTGTTTCTTCAGACAGTAGTTTGACAATCACCGCCCAATAATACGAGTTAAGGTTAAGACTCCGTCTTTCCTTTTGCTCCCTAACTGTAACAACTACAGTCTTGCCCTCGTAATTAAGTAAGTGATTGTCAAACCTTTCTCTGTCTTGAAAAGTGACTTTACCGTTTTTTATAAAAGCTCTATGCTTATATATCATTAACAGTCACAGTTGTTTGTAGCTATACCTACATTAAACAATACTAACTTGCCACATCTTCTTGATATGTCAAATTTTATTTCAAAAAATATAAAGCTCAACATTCTAAACTTTAATTCAAATTTATCTAATTGTCTTTTGCTTTTAAAGTAATTTACTACTTTCATAATTAAAATGGTGTTTGAATGTCAGCAGAACCTCCTTGCGAAAGTTTTAAAGCTTCTTCGTATCTAGCTCTATCTTCTGCAGACATTGGTTTATTATAGCTATCCTTAAAGGTAATCTTTTTACCAAATGGATTAGCAAATTTATATTCAACTCTTGATTTTATTTGTGGAGTATTGGTGTCTTTGTCTGTAGTCCAATATTCCCTTTTCGCCAAACAGACTTCAATTTTCTTGTTTATAATACTATTGCAAGCCATGTGTGGGTCTTGAAATGTAGTTGCTCCAGCAGAAATAAGAAAAGATTTAAATATTTCTGTTCTTACTTTTGCAGCAGCATCACTAGTGTGTGAATCAACTCCACTAAATTTCAAGAATGCTATACCTGCATCATTACCTACCATAAATTCTGTATATGGTGTGCCCTGATAACCTGGTACTTCATCACTTGTTTTAAACTTTCTAATTTCAACTGTATGAGCTCCTGCACCCAAGTAATCTGACTTGGATGTAGAAGCATTTTCTATTTTAGTTTCATTCAATTTTGGAAACATTTTTATTCGATTTTAATTAAACACTTTCTTTAGCAAACGTACTATTTATAATAGCAGTTTGTGGTTCAGAGTAATAAGTTCTACATGCATTAATAACTTGTTTTAAGTCATTGTCAATATGCAAGTCTAAAAACATACCCATAGGACTCTTTGCAGAATCTCTACCTGTTGTATTTGTTCTAAACCTATACTGAACTCCTTCATCTGTTGCTTTTGTATCTGTAAATAGACATATAACAAATTCTTTTTCTACTCTTTTCTTCCATCTGTTACCATCAATGGCAACAAACCTTTCTTCTACTCCATTGTCTCCGTCATACACACCATCAATAGCAGTGAATATAACGTACTTATCAGAGTTTTTAGACTTGTCTAGTATTCTACCTATCTCTTTGTTATAATAACCCCATATATCAAAGCCTTTGTATCTTATTTCGGCTTCTCTATATATGATTTCTATAAGAGATGTAAAAGATTCAATAACAATAGTTTTAATTTTATCACTCTCCATAGCTTTGTCTAAAGCTGAGTGAAATTCAGATACGCTTTTGACAGGTACGTTCATAAAGTCATTAGCGTTTTTGAATGGTAGTTGTTTTCTTTCTGTGTTAATCACAGCAGTGGACTTAGGGTCAAGATTTCTCATAGAGCTCGACTTACCTGACCCCGAGGGTCCCACAATAATAATGTTCGGTTTCATTTGTCTTTCGTTTTTAAATTAAACAATTCGGTTTTACTTATCGGTTTTTTTTTATTATTAGATTTGACAAACTTCGCATAACCTTTGAACATAAAGTTTTTATTTTCATTAAGGTTAGTTTCTATTTGCTCAAATGTTTTGTTAAGAACTTTTTTAACAAGTGCTTTACTAACTTTTAATTTTTTAGAAACTTTTTTTACGTTGTCGTCAAACCTAATCATAATGTACAAATGTACTTAATAAATACAAATATACAAAAATAAAACAACAAAAAAGAAAATAGTTATTAACGGTGTAATGTTGGTAATTCTTCAAACTTTGTTAAGTAATCTATAAACTTTAGATATCTACTACCAATACCTATATTCCTACCTTTAGCAAAAATAATTTCTGCCATACCTTCTACACTTTTACCCATGTCATCTACTTTAATACCATAATACTCTGGTCTGTATACAAAAGTTACAACATCTGCAGCCTGTTCTATTTCGCCTGATTCTCTTAAATCTGCTAGTGTAGGCCTACCTGTTTCTCTTTTACTTACATTTCTAGACAACTGTGATAAAGCTATAACAGTAATATCTAGTTCTTTAGCTATGTTCTTTAATGCTCTAGCAACGTGAGAAACTTCTTGTTCTCTACTTCTACCGTGTATGTTGTAAGAAATAAGTTGCATATAATCTACAACAACCATTTGTATTTTTTTTGCTATAACATATTGTCTTATTCTATTTAAAAGATATTTAAGAGACGTGTTCTTACATTCATCAATATACATATCTAAATTTTCTAACTTAGAAACACTACTGTGTATTTTAGTTAACTCATTGTCGTATAGTTTACCTTTTAATAAATGTTTATTGTTTATATCAGTGTCACCACTAATTAATCTCATAAGCATCTGATTTACAGACATTTCGTATGAAAATACTACAGTAGGATGTCCTAGTTTTACAGCATTTATAGCTAAGTTTAAAGCAAAACTAGTCTTACCCATTGATGAAGCACCTCCAACAATAACTAAATCTTGTTTTTGCCAACCACTAGTAAAGTTATCAATAGATAAGAATCCACTAGGAATACCTGTTAACCCATTTGATTGCATGTTTTTTTCTAAAGTTTTTAACATGTTGGGCATTTGTTCTTTTATAGAAATAATTTTAGAATCATCAATGTTACCAATTTTTTGTGTTTCTAATTCTATAGCTTGAACCATTTCAAATAAATCATCATCATTATTGATTCTATTTAATGTATTTTCACACAATTTTTTAAGTTGTTTCTTTTTACTTGTTTGATTTAGTATAAGAATTAAAGATTGTGGTTGATACAAATCATAAGAATTGTTTAAACACTCATTGGCAAGTGTTATAGCTGATGATTTATCTGAAAAGGATAAGTAAAACTCTGTTAAATCTACTTTATTATTAGCTTGATACTGAGCATCTATAGCATTGTATAATTTTTTATGTTCAATATTAGTGAATAATGATTCGTCTAATAAAGTATGATTTTCATAGTAATGGTTAGGGTTGTTTATAAGTTTACCCAATAAAACTTTTTCAAAATATTCTATATCATTCATATTTATTTAATGCTTGATTTTTAATATCTATTTTAAATTCTAAATATTCAATGTATTTTATAATATGTTCAAGATAATATTGGTCATCAGACTTTAATTCTTCTATTCTAAAGTCCATAAAATAATCAATACCATCTTTAACGATATCTAAATCTAATTTATCTTTCATCGTAGTCTTTGTATTGTGGTTTAGTATAAACCTGTTTAACTTCTTTGATGTCAATAGGCGGCAGCTCATCCTCCCAACGTTCGTATTTAAGCCAACGTATAGGGTCAGGCGGATTAGGGTACCACGTATTGTTCTGTGCATATTTTGCACGCAGGACGTTCTGACTAACCAAACTGTCCATGATGATAGTGAACAACTCTGCTGACATCTTTAGTTTAGACCAGTATGTCTTGCATTGTTTTTTACCTACCTTTTTAGGATACTCTTTCCAAAAAGTATCGAACCATAATTGTTTTTGTAGTTTATCCATAAGTACTTAAGTATTTATTTATTAATTCTTCTTGCAATGGTGCGGTATCATCATCTTGTAAAACATAATCATAACCATACCAAAGAAGATAATTTTCTATTAAACTTTTTTTCATTCTATTAGAATTATCATCTTCCCATTCATCTTCACAACCAAAGGTTGTTTCCATAAACCCCTCATCAAATACAGGATTATAAAACCATTTACTACAAAAATCAGTTAGTATTTCTTTTATTCTTCTTTGTGTTAATTTTTTCATAATTTTTTTCAAATTTAATTTAATAATTGTTAATAGTCAAAAAAAGTTATTAACATTAAGAGGGACCAGGATTAACAGCGTCTAGAAGAAACTTTATTAACTAAAGTTTTGTATTATCCTAATAACTACATGTCATTGTCCTGGTAATTATTGGTAAACCTCTTAATATTAAGAAAGGTGCATGGTTCAATCACGGGCATAGTTACGGAGAATAATTAATAACTATTACCACACACCTTTCTGTTAATGAGTAGCGATTAACTTTGTGTAAACTTATCTTTTCTTTTATCTATGTACCCTAAAAGCTCTATAGCTTTATCAGTATCTTGAATCCCTGTAGATACTATATCACGCAATAGTATACAAGGCTCAGGATATTTGCTAACATAATGTTTAAAAGATTCCACAATGTCTCTTGGATGGTTTTCTATATACCTAACAAAGCACATACATATCAAAATCCAATTATACATTTTAATATAACTTGTAGTACCACTATGACACCTAAACTCTACAGTATCAGGTGAATATTTGTAACTACAATTGTTAAGATTTAACCATGTATATCTTGAACTATGATATCTACCATAAGGATGTGGCGTATTCTTATTGTTTGCTGAATCAAATTCTGAACTATCCACATTGACATATTCTGCTAGTAACTTAAGTTGCCTAGAGTATGTTCTAGGATATAGTTTTTTACTTACATATTTTATGTCTTTGTATTTGTCTTTGATTTTGTAACAATAGGAACCTGTTAGCCTCGATGGTGGTAGCATTGTATATATTTCATCTTGAAGCATTTGGCCTAGCATAATGGCTAGGATAGAAAACTTCCTGTTAAAAGTAGCTCCACCAATATGAACATGCAGTCCACAAGATTTATCTACATAACAATGATTATCATTTAGTTCTGTACAAATCTGTGATAACATATCCAAACCCTTATCGCCCTGAAGAACACCTGTGACAAACTCCATGCCGTTGATACTACCATCGTGAACTGCAGCTAATGACAAGTCAGACCAATCTAAACTACTGTCACATGTTTCTATTTCTACACCGAATGTATACTTCATTCCATGTGTCAAGTCAAAAGTATTAGATTCTTTAAGACTGGGAACTCTAAATTGATTTTCCCATTCTTCTCCATTTGGCATGTCATCTACATGTAACCAATCGTCTGAGCTTTCACAATAATCCATATCACAATCTCTTGCAATATCAGAAGACATATAGTATTCATCTCTATTTTCTGAATAAGCATAGTCACATTCGTTATGAAACCAACCTTCATTAGATGAGCTTACCCAACCATAACACATGTTGTCTTCAAACCTATATACTTCAGACCAATGGTCCCATTGTATATAATAATCTGCAAGATTTTCTCTAGGATACCATAACCCATTACACTCACATACTGTAGCGTCGTCCTCATGGATATATATATCACCTCCGTCAATATTAACATAATCATCTATATAGTCTGGATGTACATAATTACCATCATGCAATTGATACATTTCATTAACATCAAATCTTCCTCCGCTTTCTTCACAAACTTTAGTAATAGTAGTCATAAGAGAATTGGTTTAATTGGTTATACAAATCAAGAAGCTTTTCAGATTCTTCTTCTGTAAAACCTCTTTTGTGAGCTTCGCTGTATAGTTCATAAATAAATGATGCATAATCTTGCATTTTTTCAAACTCCTGATATTCATTATGTTTGTAGTCATTAAAAGAATAATCATCTTTATCTATTTCACCCAAATAACCCCAATCTTTATTAGAATAACTACCATAGCTTCTCCAATCTGTGTTAACAGTAGATTTAGCAGGAACTGGCTTGTGCTTAATCTTAATAGTTTTGATTAGCTTACCATTTTCAAGTATGTAAAGTTTGTTCTGAGGAACTTCTTTTACTATGTTCTTGCCTGCTATATTCTTTAGACCTTCTTCCAAAGAACTAAAGTAGTATCCATCTTCTGTTTCTACACCATACAATGGATTATCTCTACGATATACATATAATCTATTATCACCTTTTGTGTATATAACATTCTTTGCACCTCCAAAAAGGCCTAGATGTTTATCATTTTTTTCTTGTGCTAATAATTTAAATATCATTTGAGAGTCTACTGTAGTTGGTTTAATGCCAAACTTTTCACCTACTTCTTTGTAATTGTTTAGTACACCATTGTGTGCACCTATAATGTTTTTGTATTGAAAAGGATGTGCATTTTCTACAGTATGTTCACCATGTGTGGCGAATCTTGTGTGTCCAATTAGAACACTGCCTGTTACATTAGTATCAAGCATAGGCAGAATGTTTAAAGACTCATCTGTTGTCTTGTATATTTTATTGTTTGCATATAACCCTGTAGAGTGTCCACCTCTGTCGTCGTTATCTGCTAGTAAATGTAAAGCCTTAAATATACTTGTATCAGCTTTACCACTAAATCCAACTAATCCACACATTTTTTTTTCGTTTTTAAGTGTTAAATAATAATCATTAATTGCGTCATAAGGTACGCCCCCTGGTCCAAACTCATCTAATATCATACTTCAGCTTCGTTTATCAATTCTTCTTTTTTCAATTCCAATTGATTTCTACGTTTTATTTCCATTTCAAAATATTCTTTAGTATCAACAAAATCTGCTTTACTAACATACGGAAGTAACATTTTAATCAAAGAGATAACAAGATATGAACAAGCATAAGTTCTTTGTTTATCAAGACTATTGTCTTCATATGGTGAAGGGTAATTAATTGACACTTTTGTGTTAATTTTTTGTCCTGATTTACTATGCAAAATCACTATTGGTTCAGAATTATAATCAAAAAACTCTGCTAACCTTAGCTTCATCTTAATTAAATCTACTATGTCTCTAAGACGAATATGTACATTATTGTCTACATATTTATTATTTTTAGATTTGCTTTTAAGGAAAGCTTTGCCATTAAACATATCTTCTAATTGATAAATAGCTTCTTGGACATCTTTTTGATTAATATTATCTTCAAGTAACTGACTTGGATGGTTTAATATTTCTTTTAATGCATAAGACATTATTCCTGTTTTTAATTTTTCCATGTTTTATTTGTTTATTATTAATTCTATTCTTTTAATTAATTCCCACACATCAATACCTCCTAAATTAAATTCTTCTAATTGATTTTTTATATCTTTCTTTAATTTTTCCATAATTTTATTTATTTAATTTTAATAACTTCTTATATAAAAGATTGAAAACCAAAAATGTTTTAGTATCATACGGATATTCTAAATCAGTTTCAATAAGTCCTATAATATATTTTAATTCTTTTGTACTTAATTCTACAACAGAAGAAGATAAACCCTTTTGAGTCATAATTAATTTTTTCATAATTTTATATTTATTTTAACATCCAGATATCATAACAAGTGTAACAAATATTATTACTATTATGTATCCATTTTCTACGTATTTATTCATATTTAATTTTTATGGTATTTATCAGAGTATCCATTCCAATAATTTTCTATTGCTAATTGATTTATAAGGTCAGGATAAGTTTTTTCTAATTCTTGTAAGTCACTGCCGTTCAGTGGTTTACCATTTTTAAACTTACCTGATGAAACAAACGCATCAGAAAATTCTGGAAAGTCCCAGTTATGTACTTCTTCCAAAGACAATGTAGCTATGTCAACTTCTTGATTATTTACTAGTATTTTCATGTAAATTGTTTTTAGTTTTAAACTTATCTAATCTTGATTTTAAATCTAAGACCATTTCATCACAAGAACCACAGCCCTCTATATACTGTTCAAAGTCATCACTTCGAAAATCTATAGCGTCTGCAACTGCGTCTTGTATCATGCCACTAATAGAACTACCGTCTACGGATATGTGTTGAATTTCATATTTTAAAGCATTTAAATCATCTTCACATTGTTTAACAAACAAAGTAAGTTCTGATTTAGGTATGATAACTTTATCTTTACCTGAAAGATAATCAGCTACCAATAAATTAATAGAATTAAGTAATTTTTTCATGTTATAAGTATTAATTAGTAATTAGTAAAAAAAAATAATAAGACATTGGCTACAGATATTTGTGTTGTTCTGGTCAGTTCCGATTTTAATGAATAGTCTAAGCAATTCACGGTAAACAACATTTTAATCTGTAGCCTAATAGTCTTATCTTATAAGGTAAAAGAAGGCATACCTCTATTACGGCGTAGTATCAATGAAAAATCAATTTTAACGGACTCGCAAGAATCTTTGAGGTGATACTATTTATCGCTAAGAGGTAATGCTTTCTTTATAAGTTACAGGGCCTGTTTACAGTTAATGCTATTGAATGAAAATCTGAAACAATAACATTTTTTGCCAGACCTTACGGCTAAGGCGACCCTGTGTAAGTTACAGGGTGTATGATAGGCTTCAATCATGCCTTGACCACCTTACGGTAAAGTCCACCCTGTTGTTAAACTAAATTATATGTAGCTATGTGGTATGATATTTGTATATAGTCATCATTCTCTTCCATATCAACTGTATCATATATTAGTTCAAGTTGTTCTAACGCTTCACTAAAGTTTTCATAAAGCGTGTTGTCAACTAATTGTTCTTTACTGTGACTATTGTTGTCAGTAGATTGTATTATAGCGTATATTTCTTTCATAGCATAAATTTAGTTAAACAAAACGAAACCAAAAAGCAAAACAAAAAAAGAAACTACCGTGCATTTTGAGAGTAATCGCTACCGCGCATGATGATAGTGAACGCCCCGCGAGGGTAGCACCCCGTGAAACAAACGTGAACGAAGTGAACACCATATAAAAAAATAAAGGGAACAACTAAATTAATAGAAGTTCCCCTTATTGTTAAACTAAATAGTAAATAAAGTAATTACTAGTCCTGCGTAGAACGCAAGTACAATACTAATAAATACAGCCCCATAAATATCATCTCGATTCATTACGCAGGTAATTCTTCAGATGTTTTAGGAGCAATTTTATCATTATAATAATTAGCGTCTACAAAATTAATTTGTCCGTTATCTCTTTTGTATTGTGCAAATGTAATTGATTTGCCTTTTGATAACTCTTGAAAGAAATTTGAGATAGTCATTTTGTTATTTATAATGATAGAATACAATGGTTTAGCTTTGACTAATGCAGTACCTGAAGATGCAGACTCGTTGATTTCGTTCACAAAGTCTTGAGAAGTCATGTTTCTAAATAACATTGTGTAATATGTAAGTCTGTTGTCATTCTGTTTTTCTGCTTTGATGTTGATTGCGAAGCAATCTAACTCAACGTCTTGCCATTCATTGTTGATTTTACGTCTTTGAATAAGTGTAATATCCTCTGCCGTAAATGGTTTAGCTGCTTCGCCACCTTTCATTACATATTTGAAAGAAGGTTGAACAGATAACAATGTGCCCTTTTTGACACCTGGTGATTTATCTAAGTAATTGATTGATAATTCATCTGTAACATTAGATAAAGATTTAGTAAGATTTTTTAGTGTTTCCACGATAATATAATTTAATTTAGATATATACTTTCTAATACTGAGGTGATATATCGTTTACCTTTTGATGATTTGATTGGGGGCTCTGCACATATGCTGGGTCTGTATCAAAGTACGAACACCAAAACCGTGAGAATGTAAGTATAGCACTACCCCCGACAACCAAAGTCACAACAAGCCAAAACAAAAAAACAATAATAGTACTGCGTATATGCATGATAGTGAACAAAGAAAAAGGGCACACTATATGTACCCTTTAGTATATTACGCATGTCCGTCTGTCATAAATTGTTCGTAAGCGTCTGTTAATTGGTCGTAAGCTTCTGTTAATTTTTCTTTAAGTTTACGATTTTCATCTTTAAGTTTTTGATTTTCTTTTATTAGTTTACTATTTCTATCAGTAAGTTCGTGACATTTTTTAAGTAATCTTTCTTTATGATATTCATTGTTTGCAAGAAAATCTTTGAAGTCATCAGAATCTTGAAACGCGTGATATAATTCTTTGATTTGATAAACTAAGTAAACAATAGTACCAACGCAAAGTAAACCTGTAATAATCTGTAATAAATCCATTGTAATATAATTTTAGTTAAACAATATAGCAAAACAAAAAAAAGTATAACTATAACAGACAAGCATTGTAGCTTAAATACTGGCAACCCAGCGAAACACTCTATTATAGTTATACAATATGTAACAACAAAAAAAAGAGGACCGAAGTCCTCTCTAAAATAATAAATGCCGTTTTCCTTATCCACGATGGCTTTCGTGCAACAGTTGTTCGCAGGGCTACTGTTAGAATCCCATAATATAACAATAGAACAAAACAAAAAAAATACACATGATAGTGATACAACACGAAACATACAAATAGTATACCTGTTGAAAATAACATAACAATACCACTTGACAATGTCAAATATTTTTTGTAACTTTGGTGGGTAAGTGGTAAGTAGTACAGACATACCACACAAATCATCTAAATAGTTACACTCGTAACAATACAATATAACACAACCAAAATACAGATACCACAATAACGTAGTGAAATAGTGTATCACACACTTGTACGTACACAAATATTTATAACAATAGTACTACAACCTGTGTCCATCAAAGATTGTGAGCGTAGCGAACACAATAATTTTGTGCAGACACAGTTGTAAGGGAGAGCTTGCGGTTACAGAAGCAAGCGAGCGGCTGGTAGCACAAAATATCTGTAGGATATTTGGGTTACAAACTACAAGGGGGGTGTTTATAAAACAGCTACCCGTAGGGGTATGTACGTAATAACGTTCATTCACTTGAAAAAATAAAAAATTTTTTTTTGTAGCTTTGCTGTATGAATAAAAGTTTCTATTTTAGAAAAAGTTCTACGCTTACAGCTGATGACGATAATGACAATTCGTTAATACTTCCTGTAGATAGAGTTCATTCAATAACAAGCACAACCAATTTTGTTATATTTTACTTCAAACATTTAATAGATTTTCCAGAAGAGTTTAATGTTAATTCTAATAATGTTGTATTATATGTATCTAGTGGAACAGGCAAGACGATTATGGAGTCTATAGTTAGAGAGGTAAACACTGGGGAAGAGTCTATTGTAACTGTCTTTGATGCTGTTACTGGAGATAAGGTAGATAATAATATAAGTTCGGTTTTACAAATTAATATAGACGAAGGATGAATTATTTATTTTTTGGTCTTGATTCTAGTAACAATACTGCAATGTATTTAGAAAGCGCTTTTTTAGGTGGCTTTCCCACAAGTGATACTAATTTAAGATTATTTTTTAAAGGCATAGTAGGAACTGATAGACCTGGAACAAATGCAGCTATAATTAATTTAACTATAGGAGCTAATAAACATAAAGAAGTTTTAAGTTCAATATATGATGCATTGTTAACATCGGAAAATGCTATGATTGTAGTAGCTGATGACGCAAATAGTATATATTTAGATTCTAATATAACTGCTGTAGCTAACACATCATCATCAAGCTTTGATTATTCCATAGGGCATAATGGTCACAATTCTCTTATAAAAATACTTCCTAGAGATTTTGTAGCTGCTGACAATGCGTTTCCTTTAATGACAAATGATGCTAGTATAGGTAGTAATGAGTTGTTTTTATTTACTAATGGGGCAAATGATATGTATGCCTCTGTGGCTATACCAAGTGGCTTTAAAGCAACACAAGTTTCTGTATATGGTAGCGATACTGGTCAAAATTTTTATGTGTATTCAGCAAGTGTGTTAAGTAAAACTATTGCTGATATAGGAACGGGTGCTACAGCTATAGAGAGTACAGTTACTTTAGCAACTCCATTAGTAACTAACGATGATAACTATATGATAATAAGGGTAACATCAGACGGAAGTAGTGATGAAATACACGGAGCTCGTGTAACAATAACAAGAAACTTAACATAATGAGTGTATTACAAAAATTTTTTAAACGCTTGCGCGTTTGGTTTAAGAACCACATTATAGACGAGGCGCCCGACGATATAAACTTGTAAAAAATATTTTGTATATTTGAGTTTCTTTTCTTAATTAAGTGTTTTCATGACTTGGGAGGTCTTCTATGGCCTCCTTTTTTTTTATTATATTTGTACCATGGAAAAGTATGCATTATTTATAAATAGCAATACAGATTATTTATTATTACCAATAAAACAGTTTATAGGAGCAAAGTATTCTTCAGCTACTGTTTTAGATTTGTATTTTGAGAAAGCCCCGCTGTCGTATAAAATACCTTTAACTATTACAAGTAAAAAAGGTGAAGAAGTTGTTAGGGCTATAATAGAAACGTTTCACGGTTCAATAGAAAGAATAATTACTTTTTCTGATACAGATAGTTTATATCCATCAGAAGATATAACTGCTGTTGGCACTTTTACTAAAATAGTTGTAAAATAATATGGAAAATTACGATAACGCAATATTTTGTTATTATAAAGATATAATAACTATATCAAATGTTTCTATAGTTTCTACTACAGACACGCAAATAAATAGCACAATAAATGTAAAAGAACCTACTTACAAAGACTGGACAACATATAATTTAAAAATAGGAGATAGTGTTTATTATGCAAGAAAATCTAAAGACTCTTTAGGTAGACTAAAATCAAAACGTGAAAAAGTTAAAATAGGAACCATAACATCTGCTGTAAGTTCTACAAGAATTACACTAGAATCTTCTGTTTCTGCCCAAGTGCTAGAAGATTTTAAAGACCCATCTATAAGTAGTGTATATGTAAATAGAAACCCAAAAGATATAACAGAAAAACAATATTACTCGTATCCAATTAGAAATTGTGTAGGAATGGTGGGTTATGATGACGATACATTATCAATTTTTTTTAACAGAGGAGGTAGGCTAATAGATGAAGTTAGGATTAATATAGCCCCTGGATATCATACTTTTGCTATGAGAGCTATAAACAAAGCATTTAAGCATTCTAATGGTAAAGATATAGAATTTGACAAGCACATGGCTTTAGTAGAAAGTAAATATGTATTTGGGGTAGACAAAGTAATAAGCACTGTGCCTATAAATAGAAATTAGCATGTTATTAAAATTTCATATCTTTGAACAATGTTAGAGCGTAAAACTCCTATAGGGTCTATATACAAAACCTTAAAAGGAAAACTATACCATAACACGTTTTTTAAAGAGTTTGATGTTTTGGTTGAAAAAGAACAAAAAATAGTTATGGACTTAGTTAACCTAGGGTATATAATAACTAATAAAGAGATATCTTATGTAGGAGGGGGAGTTTATAACGGAGTAGACACTTATCTTAACTATGATACAGGTCAGTATGAAGTAGATAGGTATACTTATGTAGAGCATGGGGTTTGGAAATTAAAATTTAAAATAAAAAAAAATAAATAATGGCAACACTAAAAGTCACTCACACAGAAGATATTGTTTTAGAGGGTAGACAACAAGGTACTACTAGAACAATAAGTTTTAATAATATTACAGATGTTTTTTCAAGAGTATTTTCTTTTAAACAAGGAACTTTAACAAGTTTATATACTACACATGCAGACACTATAAGCGGTTCTATATTTGATGATGGAAGTGTTAAATATGTAAGAATAACTAATTTAGGGCTAGAGCCAATAGCTTTAAATATTTTAACAGAAACAGCAGGTACTTCTTCTGGAAATTTGTCTTATGCTTACGAAATACAACCAAATGAATCTTATTATTTATATTCTCATACTGTAGTAGCTCTTGCTGATACTACTGACGCTATAAGCACCTCTGAATTAGGGGCATCATTAGTAGATATAGATGAGGTTAAAGCTTATTGTCATAGGGGTATAGGTAAAGTAGAGGTTATGGTTGCAAGTACTGACGCTAAATAATATAAAATATGCCTACATTAACAACAACAATATTAGAAACCTTATCAATAGAAGGTCAAAGATACGATTCACAAAGAATTAAATCAGTAGAAAATATAACACAAGTTTTAAAAACTGTAGTTACTGTAAATGAAACTGAGTCTGTTTTATTAACATTTGCAAATGATGCTGTAGGAGTTGGTACAGTAGACAGGTCTAGTGTTGCTTATTTAAGAATAACAAACCTAGATGAAACAGACTATGTTACTTTAGCTTTTAAAGACGGAACTGCTTCTGTTTATGCCGTAAGAGTTGATGCTGGTTCAAGTTTTATAGTTCCTATTTCAAATACTACTAATGAAAATCCTTTAATGTTTGCTACAGATGACAATGCAAACGTAGGTACTATGGTAGAAATAGATACTATAACAGCTGATTCTTCTTCTGGAAGTATAGAGATGGAGGTGATGATGGCATTAAATGCTACAACATAATAGTATGTATTTATTAAATATTGACAAGCGGGGGCAAGCAATAGAAACAGACGATAGTTTGTATGCAATAGAAGAGTTTAGACAGGTAGTAGAAGAACATGGTTTAAAAGGAGTGTTGTGGGTAGCGTTAGTTTGTGACTACGATTCCCCATATAGACATTTTGTAGAAAGAGAAAGAGTAAAATCAGTTAGTAAAGCTGTGTTTGACAAGTTTGAGTGGAAAGGTAGTAAGTCTCAATCAATAGCAAATGCTATTTTAAAGTATAGAGAGTTACAATTTGACCCGTTAGATGCACAATTAATAGCATTTAACGAAAAAATAGATGAGTATACAAGACTTATGCGTACTGTTACAATAACAGAAGATAATGCAGAAAGCATGCAAAAAATAATGATAGGCATAGAAAAAGTCTTAAATACTAGACAAAAGTTATTGGATGCTATAGAAAGAAGAGGAGAAAGAAAAAAAATAAAAGGGGCTGCAAAGATGAGTTATCTAGAACAGCAAATGAACATAAAATCTAAAATATGAAAGAAACATTTAAGGTTAATGGTTTAAAGTTTGTAAGAGATGGTAATTCTTTTATAGAAGAAGAAAAATTAAAAGCATATCAAGAAAGATTAAAAACTGCTTTTAAAGTAGGAGGCAAACTAAGTGGTTTGCAAAATTATAATAAAGTAATAGCAAAGCGAGGACAAAAAGACTAATGTCTAAAAATATAAAAAAATACGCCCCTGTTGTTTATAAGGGGATACCTGATTTGGACCCAGAGTCTGTGTCTTACCAAGAATATTGGGAAGAACAGATACACAGATGTATGCATGGTTACAAACCAAAAGGAATGGACAAAATATCAGGAAAACATTATTACTATTTAAATTTTTATAGAATTTTAGGTAATAGTGGCGAGGACATGGGAAATAGAAAGACTTTGATTGCTCCATGGTACAGAGATTTAGATAAAATGTACTTTGATATGTTTGAGCAATGTAAAGACGAACAAAAAGGAATGATTGTAATAAAAGCCAGAGATAAAGGTTTTAGTTATATGAATTCTGCACTATGTGCTCATGAATATACATTCTACCCTTATAATGAGGTAGGAATAGCTGCAGGACTACAAGTTACTGCAGATTCGTTCTTTGATAAAGTAAAAAAAGGTTTAAATGCACAGCATAACAACTTTAAACATTCTGTTTTAAAAGATACTTCTGATGTTGTAAAAAGTGGATATAAACAAAAAACAAAAGATGGTAAGTGGACTATAGAAGGTTATCAATCTGCTATACATTGTAGGACAATGTCTAACCCTGAAGTATTTAAGGGTGAGCGTTTAAGTGTAATGATATTTGAAGAGGCAGGTGAGTTCAAAGAACTTCTTAATGCCTACATGTCATCTAAAGCTTGTTTTATGGATGGTAATGTACAGTTTGGTGTACCTGTTATTGGTGGTACTGGGGGTGATATAGAAACATCATCTAAAGATTTTATGGAGATGTATTACAATGCAGATTCATTTAATTTAATTCCTATGTTTATACCAGCTTCTGTTTGTTATTATGGGTTTTTTGATACTAAAACTGGCGAAAGTGATGAGAAAGGAGCTAGAAAAGAGCTAGTAGAAGAAAGAAAAAAATTAGAAGGTAGAGATAATAGTAAAGCTTACAACTTACATATACAAAACTACCCGTTAACTGTAGAAGAAGCTTTCTTAAAAACTAAAGGTAGTAGGTTTGATTTGTCTTTAATAAATGCTCAAAGAGGTAGAATAATGAGTCATACTAAGTTAGACAATCAAATACAAAGAGGTAGATTAGAATGGGTGTTTGACGAAGAAGATGGGTTTACTGAAGATGTAGAATGGATAGCAGACCCAAATGGTCCATATAAAATACTTGACCACCCAGTAGAAGAATATGATGGTTTAGATATAGGTGGTATAGATTCATATGACCAAGATACTGCAGAATCTACAGCTTCTATGGGAAGTGCTATTATATATAGAAGATTTGTATCAACAGAGATGCCTAGTGATTATGTTGTAGCTGATTATACAGAAAGACCAAAAACTGCTGAAGAATTTTGGGACGGATGTCTAAAATTAGCCGTATATTACAATGCAAAAATGCTCATAGAGTATACAAGAATTGGTATTATAGATTATTTTAAGAGAAAAAATGCTCTTAAGTATATGAAAGAAAAACCAAAAACTGCACACGCGCCTGGAACCTTAACTAGAAATAGATATGGTTTACAAATGAACAAACAAACAAAGGCCGTTATGGAGCAGTACATGGACGATTATATTAAAACTAATGTTGACGATATATGGTTCATTGACTTGTTAAACGAGCTTGCTGATTACGGAACAAGAAACACGGATAGGGCTATTGCCTTTGGGTTGTGTTTAATACACAATATAGATATATTCCGTATTCAGGCTAGAGAAAAGGAACAAAAAGATAAAAAACTTGGATTTGTCTACTACAAAAGGGAAGGTGGTAGAATAGTCCCATTTAAAGATTAGAATATGCCGTATACTAATTTTCCTAGGCAATTGCTTAGCGACAAAGAAAAAACAAAAGAATGGTGTGAGCAAAATTTGGATGCTATGGCTCCTTATGTCGCACAATACAATAACAATCTATATATAAACGATAGATATAAAGATATTCGTAATTATCAAGCCTATCATGGGCATTTTGACCCAAAAGATTACGAGCATATTACTGACCAATATGGTACGCCTTTTCCTGCGCGTATGACAAACTACAATATTATTGCTCCTAAAATTGATTTATTAACTAGTGAAGAATTAAGAAGACCACTAGAAACTAAAATTAGTTCTATAAACAGAGATGCTGTACAAAGAAAAGAAGATATGAAAGTATCTCTTATTATGGAAGAATTATTAGCTGACGTCAAAAAAGAAATAAATGACGTTATGGGAATGGACATAACACAAGACAATGTAGACTTTGAAATACCAGATGATATAGAAGCTTACATGAGATATACTTATAAAGAAGCTATAGAAGTGGTAGCTGAAGATGGTATTGAATATTTAAAAGAAAGATATAGATGGAAAGACTTATTTAAAAATGGTTTTAGAGATTTATTAGTATTAGGTAAAGTATTTTATAAAATATCAGTTAGAAATGGAGACCCATATGTAAGAAGAGTAGACCCTAGAAATATAGCTTTTGATTCTTCAATAGAAAGTGATTACCTAGATGAATCACAATGGGTGGTAGAACAAAGATGGCTAAGTGTTAATGAAATACTAGACGAGTATGGGCAAGAACTAACTAAAGAAGATGTAATGGAGTTAGAAAACATGAGGCATATATCTTCTGGTACTGAACTTGCTCATTATAATACAAGTATAGAATGGATAAACTATGATTCTGCAACAGGTGTAAGAATTAGACTTATACATGGAGAATGGAAGTCTATAAGACAATTAAAATTTAAAGTATCTCCAAATAAATATGACCCTAATAATCCATTTAGAAAATCAGTAGGTGATAACTACAAACCTAGAAAAGGAGAAGAAATAGAAACAAAATTTGTTGACGATATTTGGGAAGGAACAAAAATAGGTGGTAGAATTGTAGTAAACTGCAGAAGAAGACCTAATCAAGTAAGGTCTGTAGATGATGCAGGTAAAACACCTTTATCTTATGTAGGTTGTACACACAATATGTCTGCTGGTAGAGTTACTAGTTTAGTAGATGTTCTTAAACATATACAAATGTTATATAACGTAGTTATGTACCATATAGAGTTAACGCTATCTAGGGCAGGTGGTAAGGCAGTAGTATATGATGTTTCACAAATGCCTTCTAATATAGGTATGGACATGCAAACTGTATTATATCATATAAAAAATGACGGTATTATTCCTATAAACTCTAGAGATGAAGGTGCTGATACAGCAAGATTTAATCAATTCCAACAAATAGACTTTACATTATCTAATTCTGTACAACAACTTATTAATCTTAAGTTAATGTTAGAACAAACGGCAGGTCAAGTATGTGGTATAACACCGCAAAGAGAGGGTGCTGTGTCACAATACGAAGCTGTAGGTAATGTACAAAGAACTGTTATACAATCTAATTTAGTTACAGAAAACTGGTTTTTCCAACACACAGAAGTTAAAAAACGTGTAGTAGAAAGAGTATGTAACTTAATGAAGGTTTGTTGGGCTGATGGTAAAAAAGCAGGATTTATATTAGGTGACGGTGCATTTAAAACTTTAAGTGTATTTCCTGATATTGCTCTTAATGACTATGGTATATATGTAAATGAAGGAGCTAAAGATGATGCTATAAAACAAGCTATTACACAATTATCGCAATCTGCATTACAAAGTGGTAACATACAACTATTAGATGTTATTAAAGTTTTAAAAGCAGATAGTCTTACTGAAGCTGAACACGTTTTAGAAAATGCTCTAAAAGAAATGCAACAACAAACACAAGCTGCACAACAGCAACAACAACAACTTATGCAAGCACAAGCTGAACAAGCTGAAGCACAAAGACAGCATGAGATTAACTTAAAAAACATAGATGCAGAAGCTAAAATTAATGTAGCTAAAGAAAATTCTAAATCAAGAGTAGATGTTGCTAATATACAAGCTGATGTAGAAGCTGATATGAATGCAGATAAGCTAAAAACATCTTTGCAAAAAGATTCTGTACAAGCTGAATATGGACAGATTATGCAAGATAAAAAAGGCGAACAAGAGGATAAGAAAATGAGGCAACAAAGAGAAGAAAATGATAAAGAAAGAAAATTAAAAGAAAATGAGGCTATGCAAAAAAGAATACAAGAAAGAGCCAAAATTGATAAAAAATAATTAACTATCTTTGTACAAAGCAAAGAGCAAAAACTAATATTATGAGCACAGAACAAAAATCAGGTGAAGACCTAATAGAAAAAGTTGAACAGGAAGCTGTTGAACAAACTAACACATTTGACCCAAAAGCATTTTCAGAAGAAAGTGCAGAGTCAGAAACTAAAGAGGAGGTAGTAGAGTCTAAAGAACAAGCTACTGAAGAATCAGATGGTGATGAATTTGAATGGGGTAGTGTAGAAAACAAAGTAGAGGAACAACCAAAAGAAGAAGACTGGGACCCTCAACCTAAAGTAGAAGCAAAAGAAGATGTAAAAGAGGTTGTATATGATTGGGAAGCTTTAGGTAAAGAGCTTGGTGTAAATGCTAAAAACGAACAAGAATTTAGAAATGCAGTAAAAAATGCAGTTAAAAAATCTGTTCCTGTTAATGACGCTATACAAAACATGGAAAGTTTTTTAAAGATGTCAGATAAAAATTTAGTAAAAGCAGATTTAGAAGCATCAGGTTTAGAAAAAGCAGAAGTAGATGATACTGTTGATAGATTAGTAGATTCAGGTCTATTGAAAAGAGAAGCAGTAATGATTAGAAAAAATTTACAAAATTATATTTCTAATGAAAGAGATAAAATTGCAAAAACTCAAATGGCTCAAAAGCAAGAGGAAGAGCAATTAACATTACAAACAAGAAAATCTTTACAAAAGTACATTAAGGAAAAAGAAGATTTTTTTGGAGGAAAAGTGAAAACAAGTGATAAGAAAGAACTTTATAACTACATAACGTCTGGAGGTTTTGCCGAAGAGGTTTATAGCAACGTTGCCAATGTCGCCGATGCTGCCTTTTTGTGGAAATACAAGGACAAAATTTTTAAGATGTTACGTGGTCAAGGAATGGAATCAGGCAAAGCCTCTGTAATCAATAAGATTACGAATCCAAACCTAGGGAGACGAAGTCGACATACGGATGTTAAACCAAAATCTGGTTTTGACCCTGTCGAGTTCCTGAAGTAATGAATAAAAAGGCGAAGCTATTTTATTTGTTGCAAAATTAATTTTTTGTATAACAATTAAAACTTTAAAAAAATGGCAAAAGTTTATTCGGGTACGTATGGAAAGGACACAACTGATGAATCGGCGTTAGTGACCAACTTACTAAAATACCCAGAGATAGGTAAAAAACTTATCCAACAATATCCACGATTCTCTTTAACATATTTGTTAGAAGCTGCAGGTAGAAATGCTGCAGAAAAAATTATTGGCGATTATTCATTTGAATGGAAAATGATGGGCCGATACAGAAAGCCAGCTATCTGTGATTCAGCTGAAACATTATCTGCAGCTGCAGGTGCATTAGAAACATTTGTTATTGACCATGACCCATCTAGTGGAATACACGGTGATAATTTAAATGTTAATGATGTAGTAAGATTTTCTGATGGAACTACTGCAATAGTAACAAATGTTCCTACAGTAACATCTTCTGATGCTACTAATACTATTACCGTAAGAGCTATTGACGCTTTATCTGTTTCTTTAGCAGTAGGTGATGTAATTGGTGTTATTGGTAATGCATTTAATCAAGGTTCATTAGCGTCTGAGGTAGGACAAAACTATGCTTACCCAGATACATACAAGAACTGGTTAACTTTATCTCGTAAGAAAACTAAAATTATGGGAACTGATTTAACTGACGTTACTTGGATTGAATCTAACGGACACAGATTATGGTACTTTACTAAAGAGCAACAAATGACTGACCAGTTTATGTATGAACTAGAATGTCAAAGATGGTACGGTAAAAAATCTATTGGAACAGCAGCTAACGCAGCTGACTTCCCTGGAGACTCTGGTATTGCTGGAGCTAACAGTGCATTTACTGCAGGATTACCAATGATGGGTGACGGTCTATTAGCACAAATTGATTCTTCTAACCAAGCTACTTATACAGCTGGTGCATTAACAGAAGAAGATATTGTTAACTTTATCGGAACTTTATCTAAAAATGCTCTTAACGCAGAAGGTAATGTATTTACTGTATTTACAGGAACACAAGGAAGAATTGACTTCCACAGAGCTATGAAAGACTTATTAGTTACTTTAGGTTCTGGAACACCTGTATTTGCTGGTAAAGGCGGTGGTGATGTTGCACTAGGTGCTAACTTTAGCGAGTACAACGTATTAGGAAACAAAATGATTCTTGCATACTGTCCAGTATTTGATGACCCTAACTTACATAATTCTATTTCTTCTACTTTTGATTCTTCTAACGAATCAGGTAAGATGGTATTTGTAGACATGGGAATGCAGAATGGTGTTTCTAATGTTGAGTTAATTGCTAAAGGTGCTGAAGGTTTTAACAGAAGTTTTGTTAAAAAATATGTACCTGGTATGGTTAACCCTTACGATTACAATTCGATGATGGCTGCTAATGGTGATGATTTCTTTGAATGTCAAATTCTTTCTGAATCTGGTATTATCTTAAGAAACCCATTATCTTGTGGTATATTATCTAATTCATAAATTTAATTGATGGCACAGGGGGTAATCTGTTTTATCCCCTCTCCCATCTTAACTTTTAAAAATTATAAAAATGAAAAAATATTTATATTTCAGGTCAGGTGACTCAGGTACTGGCTCTGCTGTAGCAGATGTTGATGCAACAACTGAAGACCTTTGTATTGATGCAGATAGATTAATAGCTATGGAAACAACAGGTGATTCTACTTTAAAATTACACTTTGAACCAGTAATTAGAAACCAAAGCGATGCGCAAGATGGTAATGTGGTTAATAGTGACAGTGTTATTTTAAATGTTGCTGCAAATAGTCAATTTGAGGTTATGAAAGCTATTACTTCTGCTGTTAAAACTAGTAGAGTTAGTATGGTAACAATTGCTGATGACATTGTAGATGATGCTACAACGGGTAGTGTTGCAAGATATATACATGGTAGTATTACTTCTTGTGGTGCAATCGCTGTTGCTGCTGCATTATCTTAATAGATAAAAATTAACGATTGGGGAGAAACACTTAACTCCCCTTTCGTTTAAGAAATAATTAAGTGTTTAACTTTTAAAATAAATAAAAAATGAAAGATGTATTTAAAGTAGTACGTTCAGCTGATTCAGATGACGTGCTAAGGTTTGTCAACGGCCAAATAAGCGAAGTTGAAACTTTAACTGCAGCAACAAAATCTTTAGAAGATATGGATTCAGGTAAAACATTTGTTTTAGACTCTACAAGTGCTATGACAATTACTTTACCAGATACAACAAAATCTCCTGTAGGTGTGTATTATGATTTTTATGTAAAAACTTCAAATGATAATGCTTACACTATAGTTTGTTTTGATGCTGAAGATTCTGGAGATGATTTCATTGGAAGTTTAACTTTAGTTGCAGCGCAAGCTAGTGATACTAGTTCAGGTGCTAATGGTAGAGTTGTTGTTCCTGCCTCTAATGACAATAGAATTGTATTAGATGGTAATTTAGCTAATGCGGGTGGAGATGCTGGTTCATACTTAAGATGTATGTTAATCGCTCAAAACGTATGGTTTATTTCAGGAATAATTATAACTGACGATGCTGATTCAACAGGTGCTGCGTTATTAACAACGTAGATTAATTTATATATCTATCCCCTCTTCGGAGGGGGTAGTTATTATTATTATTATGAGCAGGTATATATTAAAAATTAATCCCGATACAGGGAAAGTAGAAAAACACTCCGTGTCCACTCGTAAAGAGGGTAGTGGTTTATTAATTAAAAAAGGCAGGCCAGGCTTGAAATGGACACACAAGAATGGACAAAAACTAAAAAAATAAATTATGAGCAAAACTGAACACATGGTATTTTACAGAAGTAAAAGCCCTACAAAAATGAGTTATGTCTTCTTTGGAAACTATAAAGACAAAACTGGAAAGCAACACACTTATACAGATATAAATGGTGTTGCACATAGAGGTTTCCCTAATACTTCACCTGTAATAAGGTTGGATATTAATTTAGAACACCACAAATTAGTTGATGATTTTTTAATTAATCATCCTTTAATTTTAAATGGTTCTTGGTTAAGAGATGATGCAATTATAAGACAAGAGCAAGAAGCTAGTGCTATTATGACTTCTGCAAATGCTGTAATGGAAGCTGCAAAGTTAAATATGAAAGAAGTAAGAGATTTATCTAGATTACTAGGATTAAACTTAGATTCTAGAGATGATATCTTAAAAGCACATGTTTTAAAGATAGCAGCTGAGCAGCCAGAAAACTTTATGGCATTATGGTTTGATGATGACAGACACTATAGATTGTTTGTTATGGAAGCTCAAGAGAACGGAATAATTAGATGGGAAAAAGACACATTTAAATATGGTTCTCAAGTTGTAGGTATTTCTGAAGACCAAGTTATAAAGTGGTTGAAAGATAATAAAGACATCTTTGCTTTATTAAAATCTCAAATGAGAGGTAATGGTAAAGTAGAAATGGATTTAGTTGAGCAAAAGGAGGAAGCTACAACAAAAAAAACAAGTAAGAAAAAGTAGTAATAAATGGCAAACATTACAAACATTAACGATGCTATAAATAGAGTAAGAACCATTCTTGATAGAGGTAACTCTCCATGGATGTCAAACTCTGAAATAAGAGATTTTATTTCTATGGCTACTAATGAGTTTGTTAGAGAGAAGGTAAATATATTTGGTGCAACACAAGAGATAAGAGATGACTTAGGTGATTATGTTAAAACTAAAGAGGTTAGTTTTGAAGCCGCTAACAATTCTAGTCATTGGAGTAATGTTGGTATTGATGTATCTAATTTTGAAAATAACATAGATGTAAGTTTTGGTTATTTATTAGGTATAAAGATAGAACAGTTAAACGCTGTTTATGATGAGGAAGGAGAAATAGTACTAGATACATATACATCTTCTTATGATAATTGTAAAGTTATTAGTTTAGATGATGCACAATCTGTATTAGATGACCCATTTAACAAACCTGAGCAAGGTAGTTATAGGGCTGTAAAAATTGGTCATATATATTATATATTGCCTAATTTGGAACAAGAAGTGGAAGGTGAAAGTGAAACTTCTAATATAATTGTAGATTATAAATTTCATTTTGACTATGTTGCAGATAATAATGACAATGAGAATACTAATATAGTTAGATTACCGCAACACTCTAGAGAAGAGGTTTGCCAAATTGCTGCAAGAAAAATACTTGGAACAATAGCTGATGAAAGGTATCCTGTAGGGGATGCAGAAATAAATCAGCTTAAAAAATAATTTGCTCCCTGCTTTGTGATAAGGGGTTAGTGTTAGCCCTGCCCCTTATCTATAGCAGTAAAATATAAAATATGACATTAAACGAAATAGCATTTAATATAAAAAACATAGTTGAAGGTGGTGTTCACAGTACTGATTCTAATATATCTCTTAGGCAAATAAAAGCCATGATACATTATCATAGAGCTCAGTTATTATCTAAATATACTGACTCTGGTAGGTATTTGTCAGAAAAATTATATTCTTACAAAAGAGATGCTATTACAGATGGATATATAGATTTACCAGAAATGATAGGTTTTCCTAATAACAGAGCTTTGATAAGTGTAATGTTAGAAGGAATATCAGGTGGTGCTAATTTAAGTGATGCTACCATTGTACCTGTGTTTACAGAAGAAGACGCTCAGTTTCATTTACAATCTAGATTTTCACCAGTAGACAATCAAATATATGGAGTTATAGACGGAAGCCAAAGTAGAATTAATTTCTTCTTTAACGAAGGTATAACTGAGTATGAAGATGCTAATGCTATTATTACTATTAAATATATAGCTTCTAAACCTGAAGATGGTAAAATGGGATATCCTATACCTGATGAGTTAGTAGCTACATTGGTAGAAACAGTATTATCAAAAGAGTTTAATGTTATGTTAACAGTAGGAAAAGATGTAACTAACAATTCACTAGATGATAATATTAGAGGTGCGTTAGCTTCAAACATAGCACAAAAGACTACAGCAAAGCCTTCAGCTAATGCTAGGTCTAGAAGAGCAAGAACAAGGTAATATGGAGATAAGAAAATACAAAGATAAATACGTTTTGTTAAAAGACGTGTTTGAAAACATAAGGAGGGACATAAAAATCAAAGGGACTACAAAAGATAGACAATTATCTTATACAGAGTATAGAGCTATTGTCAGTAGTTTTTTTGACACTTTGATAGAGGATGTAGCTAAGAATAGAGATAAAGCTAGGCTGCCTAATAGGTTTGGAACTGTTTATGTAAAGAAATGCAAAAATAAAAGAGCATTTCATATAAGGCTTGACATAGTAGAAAGCGAAAGAACTGGAGAGTTAGTTAAATACAAAGTTCCTATATTAAATGACTATTACAATAAACTTGTATGGTTAAGACCTTCTAGGTTTAAACAATGTAAGGTATTACCTTTATCTAGGTTTAAAAAAGTAATAAAAGAAGTAAACGAATATTAATATGAATAGTCAAGCTGGAAAACGTGTTAGTGTTAAAAGAGTTGTAGCTAATGTTATAAGGAATATGGAAGTTCCTGATGCGGCTAGAAACTTTTACAATTTTGTAGAATGGGCTTTTGAAGCCGAAAAAAAAATAGGTAGCTACAAAACATTTGTAAAAAAAACTGCTACATTAGATGTAGAAAACAAACAAGCTACTTTGCCTGATGATTATTTAAGTTTGATAGATATGAAAAAAGGAGGTAGTGCAAACACCGACTATTTATCTCAAAGCTCTGCTACATTTCCTGAAAACATAGATAAACAAAATACATTTTATCTTACTGAAAGTACAATTAATTTATCTACTAGTGATATAAGCACTGTAGATATAGCTTATTATGCTGTAGACACAGATAGCGAAGGGTTTCCTACAATAGCAGATAGTCATGAAGATGCGGTGTCGGCATATATAATGTATAAATACAAAGCAAGAGATTATTGGAATGGTAAGTTGCCTAGAGCTATATATATAGACTTAGAAAGAAATTGGTCTAGATTATGTGCACAAGCAAGAGGTAATGACAATATGCCATCTCCTATAGAAATGAAAAAAGCAGCGCAAATATGGAACACATTGATTCCTATAAGAACAACTAATGGATTACTTAATGTATAATGGCTAAACCAGGAAAACCAAATACTTTTTTTAAAGGCATGAAGGCAGATTCTGAAGAAGCTTTACAGCCTAAAGAATCTTACAGGTTTGCAAAGAATGCAAGAATAACTAGTCATGAGGGTGATAATGTAAGCATACAACCTTTTCCTAGTGACAAGTTAGCTTTAGATTTTGTTTCTGAGGCTAGTAATGTTTCAGGTGCTCCAGCTTTATCTTATACAAATGAATGGGTTGAGATGACAGCCATTCAAGATGCAGATGTTAATTTTCAATCTACTTACCAAACAGGCAGCATAGGTTATATTCTTGAAGTGCAAGGTTTTAATATAAGTCCAACTTTAGAAAGTGGTGCGCCTAACCCTATGTATCCTATATTTCAACCATTTGCTGATATTCAAATTCAAGGTAATTTTACAGAATACAACCCCACAAGTGAAGATAATCCACTTACGCTAACTATAACTTTAACAGAAAATACTGGTACTACTATAGAAATTAATAATTTAAACATATCAGAAGATTATGAGTTAGCACAATATTCTGGAGTTGCATTTGATGTAGATACTGTTGTGGCTGATGCAATAACTAATATGGACAATTCTTATGTAGCAACAGTTGTTCATAATGTTACAGATATAGGAGTAGAGGGTGATAACTGTAACTGGACTTTTTTTAATACAGACCCATCTAATGAAAATTATATTACTAATATAACAGTAGTAGCAGAAGGGGCAGCAGATGTAGTATTTTTTTCAGGTCAATTACAAAACTTTGTAAACACAGAATTTGAAACTCCACAAGGATGGCCTGGAGGAGCACAATTAGTTCAAGCGCTTGTTAATTTTATTACTGCGCAAATTTCTGAATATTATAGCGGTGTAGGAGAAATAGCTGTTACTAATACAATTTTAAATGTAGATACAGAATTAACAAACTTAGGAGAGTTAGAACAAGAAGCCGCTTCTTTAGCAGAGGAATATGGCTATGATTTTCAACCCTCTCAGGGTTCTATACAAATTTTAGGAACTTTTAGTTTTTCTGATTATCTAGTTATTTTAGGAAAATGGCCTTTACAAGGTATTGTTCAATTTTTAACAGCTCAACAATTAGTACAAACTGGAGAGGACCCTAATGCTTTAGAAAATTTAGTAATAAAAGAAGATGTAGTTGTAAAAGTAAAACAATCACCTAATGGTAGCTTAAACACAAATGGAATAGATGCTATATCAGGAGACTTTATAACATTTGAAGATTTACAATCTTCTTTATATTCTGTTTATTTAATAGCAGATTTACAATTTACTAATAGAAAAAAATTAAAAGTAGAAGGTTCTGAAGAAAGCGAAGAGTTAAGAAGAATATATTTTACTGATGGGACGTTTCCATTAAAAACTCTTAATGTAGGATTAAACCCTATTATATATACTCCATATGCAGGAATGACAGAATACTTTAATTTATTTAGTCCTTCTGTATTTGCACCAGTGCATGTAACTGGTTTTAGAGAAGGTGGTTCTTTAGACTCTATAGCCTATGCATATTCTTATAGATATAAAACTGTTGACGGTAGAGTGTCAAGAATATCACCACCTAGCAACCCTGCTTCTGTTCCTGTTACAAATAAAAATATAGTATCTCCTGCTCAACAAGGAAGAGAGAGTGGTGTAGAGGGAACTACAAATAAATCTATAGAAGGCGTATTAGTAGGTTTAGATAATAGGTACTCTCATATACAAATGATATACACTCCATATATGGACGGCTCTCCTGCGGGCCCCTCTGTAGTATTTTCAGAATATGAAATACCAAAAACTAATAATGAAGCAAATGATTTATTTTGGATACACACAGGAGCGGAGGCACCTATAGAAGAAATAACTACACCTGAATATAATAACAATCAAATTTCTTGGGACATTTGTCAAGCAATGCAAACTAAAGATAATAGATTGTTTTGTGGTAATTTAAGAACTAGTTTTGGTGACATAGATACAGACTTTACAGTACGTTCATACAACAGTAGTAATCAACCACACGATTCTGTAAGAAACCCAGATTTATATCACGACATGTTGTATTCTATGGGTGGTATAAAATTTACTGACGAACAAAATATTTTATGCAACCCAGCCAATAATGCTGATGGAGCTTACACTAAACAGGGAAATATAAAAGATGGAATAGATGTAGGTGACTATTACAGGTATGTACAAAAAATGGTAGGCGACACCCCAGACCCACTTACTGCTCTTTATACAGGAACTGTAAAAGGAATGCAGCCTGGAAACAATGTAAGAAGGGGTATATTTGGAGCAGAAAGTAAATATTTTAATACACCTTTACCTGAAGATTCTGAAAGTGCAGGAGAATACGAAGGTGTAAGAGTAACGTTTAGAGTTTTAAATAACCAAACACCACAGGTACACCCTAACGTTCTAGCAAAACCTTTAGAAATAGATAACAATGCTAAATTAATAGAAACGCAAGCGGTTACTCAATATTTTGCACAAGGTCAATATTATTCTGTTTCTGCAGGAATCAATAATTTTTATGATACATACGCTAACCCTGTGTATAACTCTAATTATGTTGGTTATAGAAGAGGTGAGATATATAGGTTTGGTATAGTTTTTTATGATAAAAATGGCTCACCTATGTTTGTAAAAAGAATAGGAGATATAAGAATGCCTGAGCATAGCACTGAACATCTTGTGCCTTATTATGGGGCAAATGGACAAATACAAGGATTTAATCATGAGTGGCCATATTTTTTTCAAACAGCAAGAGACCCAAAAGACCAAGGCTTTGAGCATAATTTTAGTAGTAAGCCTTATGACAATCAAGACGGTAGATTAAAGGGATGTATACTACATCCATACTTTGAAGTAAAGTTAACTAAAAAAACAGTATCTAAAATAGCAGGATATGCTATAGTTAGGGTGCCAAGAGACATGCAAAATAGAACTATACTTACTTCAGGTATATTAAGAAGGGCTATAAAATATTCTGACCATGCTGAAGTGGGAGACCATGGTCTTTTAAATAGATATGGAAACACTACGTTTCCTTTGTGGACAGAAGTGGGTCAAAACAATAAAGCTAGATTTGATGATGGTAAATGCAATGTGTATACTATTGACTCTCCTGATGTTTTAGTAGATACAGATTTTGGTATAACTGGAGGTAATAATAGAATAAAAATAGTAGAGTCACAATTTTGCCAAAAACAAAATGTTTCATTAGGTGGCATTAAAGACAAGGGGATGATTTTAACTGCAGATTTAGCTGATGGTTCTAGAAATCCTGGGCCATACGACCAAGTTTTAGGACCTAGTTGGAATGAGTTTGTTATGACGGGGCATTCAGTAAATGTTTTTGCTTCTCTTATACATAGAGAAAGATTGCAAGGAGGTGAAAGTATAAATTTTGCAGACGGTGATTTAGATGCAGATATTGGTGGGTGGAATGTATTATTTCCTAATCAGGTTGGAGCTCCAAACGATAACCATACTCCTACAAGAGATATGTGTGAAGGAGAAGGTAGTCCTTTTGCTAGTATAAATTCTTTGGTAGAAGAAAATAATTTTTGGCAATCTCCTAACAATTATATGATGGCAGACGTAACATTAGGTTATCAAACAAAATATTACCCTAAAAGAGTTTCTTGTTATCCTCAATATGGAATGATGAGTAGTCAAGATTTAGGACTTTTAAATGGTTTGGGTTACCCAAGCAGTTCCATACCATATAATGGAGAAGTTTCACAACCTGCTGCATATGTACCATTTAAAAATTTAGGAAGGTTAGACGACCCAGCGACAAGTGATAATAGACCTAAAGATGCATTGCCGCAAACTAATATAAATCAATTTATTGCAACTGATATTACTTTTCAAAAAGTTGTAGTTCCTAACGAAGAGGTTTCTAATGTAGATTTAGGTTCTAATTTTAATTATAGAAATGCACATTTTCATGTAAATTTATGGGGCGTAAGTGATGGCTTATTTAATGCACAACAAAAATTTTTTGATAACACTTGGGATATGTATCCAAATGGATTGTATGGGGTTTCTTCTGTGCAAGAATCTGCCCCATATGCTTATAATAATAAAACTATAGTGGTTTCTATAGACAACGCACGTTCTGGTATGATGCCTCTTGTAAGGCAAAATTTAGATAATGGAAATCAAGTAGAAAGCTTTGATAGAAAAATGGGATGGAGCACTAATGTTGGTGCAGTAGATGGAGGTGCTATTCCGCAAGTAACAGGAGTAAATCAAGCAGGAGCTGGTCATTGGGCTCCAGAAGTTACCGTAGCTTCTATACATAAACTTCATAGTTATGATACATTATATGGTGGAGACACTTTAGGAGATTTTTCTAGAAATAATTTTCAGTTGACAGGTCACTTTACCCCTATATATCAAGCAAATACAGGTCAGTCTTTTCAAAAAGTAGGTCTTAATGGTAGTGCAGTTTTTGGAGGAGATACTTACATAGGATATCATTCGTATAAAAAATCATGGAACCCTACAATTACAGAAGAAAAGTGTGTATTTTATGGCAGTCATATACCAATAGAATGTGAATACAATTTAGAACTTAGGCATGGTTTTTATTATGGAACGCACAATAATAATATACCTAGATATAGAGCTGATGATACAAACTATAATAAAGATTATGATTCAGAAAATAATGCTTTATCTTTAGTTCCTAAACCATTAGATTGGAAAGGAGCAGAGCATTGGCCCTCTACTGTAGCTTTTTCAGAAGTTAAAAATACAGGTGAGATATCCGATAGTTTTGCTATTTTTCCACCAAATCAATTTAGAGACTTAGATTATAACAAAGGTCCTATTACACAAATGTTTGATTTAAATGATAAGTTGTTTGCTTTACAAAATTCAGGTACTTGTTTATTAAGTGTAAATCCTAGAGTTTTAATACCCACGCAAGATGGGGCTTCTATACAAGCTGTTACAGGAACAGGAAATGTTATAGAAAGACATGATTATATAAGCAATTTTGGAAGTCAACATTTTCATGGACTAGCAGTATCAGACCAAGCAGCTTATTATTATGACGATAATCATAGTAAGTTTATTAAATTAGGTAGAGGAAAGAAAGGTGGGTTTGGAGCTATGTCTCTTGGCGAAACAGCTTTAATGCAATCATATTTTAATGAGTATAAAAACAAAACCATAAACGACAATCCTTTAACTATATTAACTGCTGACTTATCACCTACTGCAAATTATAACGATTATTTATCTTCATGGTATACAACTCAATATCAACAAAGTGCAGCTGGAGCTGCAGTTACTATAGGTTTTGGTGTATATGATGAGCTTTCTCCAGCACAACAAAATGTAATTGACTTAGCAATGAAGCCTGGTGGTATATCTATAGGATACGACCCAGAAAATGCAGAAATATTATTGACTATGCAAGCTGCAGGAGAACCACCAAAAACTATAGTTTACAATGAAAATTTAGATGCTTTTACTACATTCCTTTCAAAAACACCTGGATTATATTTTAACCATAAGGCAAGAATGTATTCAGTGCATGATATAAGGTCAGAGATAAGTGAATCTTCAGCTAACGCAACTAACGATAGAGTGTTTTTAGCAAACGGACAAGACGGTACTCAAAATAAATATTTAACTTTTTCTGGAATTGATTATTATATATGGCAATTTGTAGATGAACAAGAAGAATTTAAAGAACCTTTTGAAGTAGAATTTGCTTTTAATGACATACCAATTCAAAGTAAAATATATGATAAAATACAGCTGTCTATGAATTCAGATACAGAGGCAGGATATAGATATAATTATTTTCGTAAATTTGCATTTAAAGGTGGTGCAAATATAGACACTATAACACAATTTGATGATGGTAGTGAGGAGTATGCAAACACTGATAACATAGCAGATGGACAAATAAGAACTTGGTATACAGTAAAAGATGGATTTCATTTTGTACCAATGAGAGAGCTAGATGGTCCGAATGGACCACAGGGTAAAGTAAGGGGTAATTATGCTACAGCAAGATTAACTATGGGTTGGTCACAAGATAACACTCACCCAAGTGGAGCAGAGGTAAATATTAAAAACGAGAAATTTAACATATTTTCTGTAGTGCCTTTTTACAGGCCTTCTAGGATATAAAAAAAAATAAAATGAACGAACTAATAAAAAAACTAGCATCAGCTATGGACAGCAGCCCTCTAGGGTTAGCAGAAAAACTAAATATGTCATTTGATGATTTAGCTAAAATGGACCCAAAAGATGTGCTTTCTCTAGTTAGAGAAAACTTTGGTGAAATTATGGGGCCACAAATATCAAGTGCAAACCAGCCATTTACATATGATGATACTGATTTTAAAACTATGATTAGTATGATTCCTGGTTTAGATGACATATTAAAAGAATTAGAGGGAGACCCTGACCCTAAGAAAGAAGAAGGCCCTAAAGACGATGATGTTAATCTAGATGAGCCAGAAGGAGAAACATATACAATAAAAAGAGGGGACACATTATCAGCATTAGCTCAACAATTTGATACTACTGTAGATGCGTTGATGGAAGCTAATCCTTATATAGAAGATAAAAATAGAATATTTACAGGTAATCAATTAGTAATACCTGGTCAAACTCCACCACCAGAAGAAGAAGAAAGTTTTGTTCCTGATGATACGGAAAATATAGATTCGCCTGAAGGTGAAAATTTTGTTGCTACAGAAAATCCAATTCAAGATTTATTAAAAAATTTAGGTAATGTAGATTTAAACAATATGGATTTAAATCAACTTTTTAATAATTTACCTAAAAATCAACTAACAACTATTTTATCACAACTAATGAATCAAGACGCTTCTGTTTTAGATGCCCCTGCAGATAAACAAGATGGAGACAGATTTGATTTTGGCTTTGCAGATAAAGCTCCTATAAGAGCAAAAAATAGAAGAAAGGTAATAGATTTTATAAAAAAACTAGGAATACCCCAAGAAGGTAAAACTGAAAGTGGATTTCAAAAAGGACCAGGACCATTATTACAAAAATTATTTGGAAAAACATCTAAAGGTATTACCGACATAGATGAAATGGCTCAATCTTTTGGTGTAGATATTTCACAGTTTACTGGACCACAGTTAAATCAAATGAGAAAATTTTTAAAAACAAATCTTCCTGAAGGTCAATCTATTGGAGACTTTATAAAAGGAGGTGGTTTTAAAAGTTTATTTGATGGAACATCTGACATGGCTGGTAATATATCTAATATGTTTAGTGGAGGTCCAGGTGGCTCAGGAGGTGGAGGTTTAGGTGGACAGGCAATTATGTCATTTTTAGGTAATGCTTTACAAGGAGCTGGTAATCAAAACCCTGGAGGCGTGCCTGAAGAAACTGCGGCAGATAAATTAGGTAAAATACAAGATGTTGGTCAGATAGGAGCAGGTTTATTAACAGGTAATCCTTTAGCTGCCGTAGGTGGATTTGCTAAATTATTTGGTAGAAAAAAACTTATGCAAGATGCTAGAAGACAATTTGCAAAACAAAAACAACAAGAAAAATTACCAGGTGTTGTTGGAGAGCAAGTGTTTAGTGAAATATCACAAGATATAGAAGATTTAGAAAGTAGCGCAAGAGCAAGAGAACTCCATGGTGGTAGAAATAAAAATGTTTCTTTTGTTCCTGATTCTGAAAAAGCTTACTTTAACCCACTATTACAATTTATGAATCCTAATGTAAATCCTATGATGACAAACAGAAGATTTGCTGGAGGTGGTAAAATACCTTCTAACCTTAGTCCTTATTTATCTGATACATATAAAAGATATTTAGAGGGGGGAACTACAGAAAGTAGAAGACCTGAAATGTTAAAGTATTCATATAAATCAGGTGGAATGGTAAAAGGACCTAGTCACAAAAATGGAGGTGTTAAGTTTGATGTAGGAGGAGAGGTAGTAGAATTAGAAGGAGGAGAAGCTGTAATTAACAAAAAATCTACTAAAATGTTTAAAGACATCTTATCTAAAATAAATCAAGCTGGTGGTGGTGTGAAGTTTGGTAGAGGGGGCATGTTAGGTGATATGGATATGTCAAGTCCTTATATAAAATCAATGTTAAATAGAATAGGTAAAATGTAATATGGGTGTAAAAGGAAAACACAGCGAACACGAACATAGCAAAATGCATTTATCAGAACATGCTATGGTTGGTCTGTTTGACTTAATTGGTCAAATGGGACAAAATTCTAATTTTTATTTTAATAGTGTATTTAGAGATGAGGGGCACGACATTCATAATGTTAAATCTTCTCATGCTTATGCAAGTGCTATTGATATAAATGTTCACGATGAAAAATATAGAGAGGTAATTGATTTCTTTTTTTCTGATTATAAACACCTACCCAAAAGTCAAATGGGTGACAACTTTAACAAAGACAATAATAGAAAATTAACACTAACGGAAGAAGGAAAAAAATGGTTAGAAAAACATAATGCTAGAATATTAGATGAAAGAGGTAGAGGCGGTAGTGGAAGCAATGCTCATTTTCATATAGACTTTTTTCACCCTAGTATATTTAACGAAGATAAAAAAGAAAGAAGTTATAAGTTTTACGAAAATGGTGTACATGTAGATGTAAATTGGGCAAAAGGTGGAGCTTTTGTTTATGGTAATAGAAACAATAGTTACAAAGCTAACGAGTACACTAATAGTGAAGAATATAAAAGCATATTAAAACAAATAGAAAACACTAAAATACCACATAGTGAATTGGGTTCTGTATATGATATAAGCCCTGATAGTGCTTTTCAAACTGATACGTTGCCTAATTTAGATAATATATACAAAGGTATAACTGTAGGCAATCCACCTCCAGTTATTAAAAATGACCCTAAAGACAAACCTCCACCTAGAGGAGAAGGAAAGTCTGTAAATGACTTTTTAGATACAAAAGCTGTAGAGGGAAAAAAAGTTCTAAAAGCAAACAAAGAACTTCAGCGTTTTGCTACACATGTTCACGAATTAAGTGATAATGAAAAAAAAGAATTAGACAAACAAATATTTGAAAACACAAAATTATTTAATAATTGGTTAGAGGGAAATAATGAATTACCAGAATTAAAAGGAGAAAAAGTTACTCGTGATGATGATAGAAACAGAAACTTGTATGTAAAATTTATGCAAGAAAGACTTTCTTTTGATGCTGATGACATGGGCACTATAAAGTCATTAAAAGAATTAAGTAATTCTAACACAGAAGAATTAGGTAAAAAAAGAGCAATTATAGATTACTTAGTAAGCACTACTAAGGGAAATGATTATGCTATAAATATAACAGGAGAAGAACCAAGTGCTTTAATAAAAGATTCCAATTTATTAAACATGATGCAAGATGGAAATTACAATCATAAAATGTTTTATTCATCGTTACAAACACCAAATCCTAGAGAAAGCTTATTAAATTATAGTGAAAACTTTGTTCCTAAATCTTATATAGAACAATTAAAAGAAGATGGTATATATGATTATTTTGTTCATGAAGGAAAGTTTTTTAATAAATTTGTTCCAGGCGGTATTACAGGTAAGAGTATAGGAAAACAGCCTGGAATTCAAGAAAATCCTTACCCAAGTATATACGAAGGTAATAGAAATTTTTATGTAGATAAATTTATAAGAAAAAACAATTTAAATACTGTAGATTATAAAAAAGAAAATGCTGAAGAATTTTTTAATAATTACTATAGTACAGAGTCTAAAAATGCAGAACAAAAATATGCTGAATATCAACAAAGTCAAAAACCAAAAGATGAGGCTCCTAAGGGAAAACAAAACACAGCAGACCCACAAGAGATTTATAATTACTTAACTAAGGAAAAAGGATTATCTCATACTCACGCTATGGGTATGCTTGCTAATATAGCGGGTGAATCTAGTTTTAATATTGGTGCTATTGGAGATAATGGAACTTCAGGTGGTTTGTTTCAACACCACAATTCAGAAGAAGCTGAAGAGGGAGAAGGTAGATTTGATAGAATGAAAAAATCTGTAGGAGATGATTGGGAAACAAATTGGAAAGGTCAGATAGATTATACTTTAGATGTAGAAAAAGACCCAGGTCTAGTAAGCTATCTAGGTAAAGATTTTGATACAGAACAAGATGCTACATATCATTTTATGAAGCACTTTGAAAGACCTGCAGACCAATCTAGAGAAAACTCTGATAAAAGATATAATAAACTTATAAATAACTTTGGAGCATCAGATGCTTTTAAAGGTGGTGCTGTTTCTGTTAATGAGGAAACGGTAAATGAATGGAGTAATCCATTATCAGGAAAAGAAGAACTGATTGGTAGAATATCTATATCTAGCACAGAAGAAGGATTAGCTAGAATATTAAAAGATGGACAAGAAATAACTGGGCGAGATGGCGCAATAAAAGTAAAAGGAATTAGGGCTGAAGGTGACAAGTTAGTAGTAGAGTCTAATTTTGGAGACCAAGATTTTGGTTATTTTGAAAAGAAAAACGGAGCGTATGTTTTTGTTCCAGGTAGAGCTTATGAAATGTTTCAATCATCTGATGCGGTAACACAAGAAGATAGAGATATATTTGACGCTTTTTTATTTGGTGTGCAAAATGATAATAGATTTGCAGACGGAGTAATGAATGTGGTGTCTGGAGCCGAAGGTAACATAACAGGTACTCAGTTATATGAAAATCTTAATGAAGCTCCAGATGGTTGGAGTCCTACTGTTACTGTTACTCCAGGTGAAAAGTCAGAAGGTTTTTATGCTGTGGGTGCAGATGGAACTGTTTATTGGAATACTGTAGACCCAAAAGATAAAGATAAAAGAGTTATAACTGCATTTGGAAATGAAGATGAGTATTTAAAACATAGAAAAGCAAATGGCTTTCCAGAAGATTTTTCTGGTATTGACCAAAAGGTTGAGGGTTCACAATATGAATCTTTGTATGCAGATGCTCGTAAGGTAACTAGAGATAGAGAGGATGGCATACAAACATCTAATGATGCAAAAGATACACACAACAAAAATCTTAACGAAGAACAAGATGATAAACTTATAAAAGAAGCTGACAATGCTATTACTATGTTAAAAGTAGCTGGAGGGGCAGCTGGATTAGGTTTAGCTATGAAAACTTTACCTATAGGTGATGCTCCTGAAATAAGTCAATCTTTTAAAAGTTATATAGATAGAGTAAAGCATTTATCTGAAACTGGTCTTTCTGCAGAAGAAATGGCTGCTGCTAAAAATGATTTAGCTGAAGCTTATTCAGTGGGCACTAAAAATGTTTTAAGAGCTTCTGGTGGTAGTAGAGGAACGTTTTTAGCTAATATGGGTATGTTAAACGCTAATAGGGTAAATGGTCTTATGAAGCTTAATGCTATGGACCAAACTGTTAAAAGACAAAACTTACAACAATTAGGTAATGCTTTAACCACACAAGAAAAATTAACTAATAGAAGTGGAGAACTTACTAGAAAAATGGAGTACGAAGAATCTTTAAGAAAAGCTAATATAGCAGGAGCAATGGGCTCTACCTTAATAGGACAAGCGTTAGGGGACTTGGCTTATAATCAAGCTAAGCCTAATGTTTTTGATGACTTGACTAAAAACTTATTTCTTAAAGAAGATGCTCAGAATTTAAAAACTGACACTCCAGGAGATATACAAATAACAAACACAAATCAGGAAGATAACTAATAATTATGTCACAAAATTTTTTAAATATAATAGGTAACTGGGGCACTGCAGCTCAACAAGGAAGGCAAAGAGCTAAGGCTGAACAAGAAATGGCTTTAAAACAAATGCAAGTTCAAACAGAAAACAGAGTTTTAGAAGAACAAAATAAAGTAGCAGCTGAAAATAGAATATCTAATATATATAAACAAGCTGAAGCCTTAACTACTTTATATAGACCGCAAGATAAAGAAGATATGATAGCTGTAGAAGAAGAGGCTAGAGCAAAGCTTCAGGCAGAATTAAATAAATATGGAGATGATGTATATGCTTTTATGAGGGCTGGTGGTAGAGAGTTTATAAATGAATATAGGGACTCTGTACTAAATAGTGATGAGGCTTTAATTATAAAAGCTAACCATAAAGCTTTATTTGCTTATTTAGACCAAGCAGATAAAGACGCTTCTTTAATATCGGATATAGATGTTCAAAACTACAAGAAATGGCAAAACGGTTCATTAAATAAATTTGAATATTCAGGACCTTATGCTAAAATAGATGAACCTAGTCCTGAAGCAATTAGAAAAGAGTTAGAGTCAGGGGGAGATATAGTTTCTGCTTATTTACATCACCCAGGTAACTATGAAAAATATTTAGAAAATTATTTGAAAGATACTAAAACTAATTTTGGCGAAGATGGTAGAGATGCTCAATCTTATTATCAAGACTTATTATTATACGTTGAAAATAAAATAGGTGCGCCAGAAATAGAAAAAGCTAAAGTATCTCTAGCAGATGAAACTTCAAAAGTTACAAGTTATTCTAGAAATTTAAATAATATATTTGGCTCAATGAATGGTAATTTTCAAGGAGATTTTAACCAATTCTATACTGACCCACAAAATAATACTGCAATTAAAGATTTAGAAGGTATAGCATGGATACAACCATTTAACATAAATGAGCACTTTGGTAATAACAAAAATCATATTGCATATAGTAGAAAAATGTTTATGGGCTCGGAGATGGATATAGCAAAAGAACTTTTACCTGTAAATGAAAATGGAGAAATAGATTTTTATCAACTTATGCAGTATCAACATAATGTCGCTCCTTATTCTATATATAATGAACAGGGGGCTGGTTCAGGATACAAAGGGCAATTAACTCAGGTAATGCCAGGAGAGTTTCAAAAAAATGATTTTGGTTTTTGGAATGCTCAAGATAATTTTACAGTTAATAGTATTGAATTAATGTTTGAGGTTGAAGGAGATGATGGTAAAAAAAGATTATTAACTATTAATGACGCAACAGAAAATTCAGATTTAGCACAAAAGTTTAAAAAACCAGTTATGGGTATTGTGTTAAGAGATGATGATAATTTTTTAAGTGGTAAAGATGATTTTAGATATGTAACTTTAGATTTAGGTAATCCTAGATTAGCAAAAAAATTAGATAGTGCTTTAGGAAAAATACAATTAGATAAAAAAGTAGACATATCTAAATTTAATGATAGACCATATAGGTTTGAAAAAGGTAAAGAATTTCGTTGGACAGCCAACAATGTTAATAACTTAGTACCATCTTTACATCCTGGTGTGGCTAAAGTATTTAAAAATCGTAACTTAGGTAGTGATATAGATATAACTAAAGCTTCTTTAATAATG